CTTTGGTAAGGATTTGGCTGTTGGTATTCTTACATTTATGAGAACTGCATTTGTAGGCTTTGTTGAGTTTATGAATGGCATAAAAAAACAAATAGCTGACTTTTCACAGACCAAAATTGGAAAAATGATTTTTCCTGAAATGGCGGATGAACAAGCAAAGCTAAGAGCAGATTTTAAAGAAACAGGTAAAGAGCTAGATAAGTTAAATAAATTACTAGATAGACCCGACCTCTTCAATAGATATAAGGGTGGTGTTTTTGAATTAGGTGCAACAATTGCAAAAACTAAAAATGAATTAAAAGGCATTGAGTCACAATTAGAAGGAATAGACCCTGAAGATAATGATTTTATAAAAGCATTTGATGCAATGATTGCTAAGGTTAAAGATTTTAATCTTGAGATAGATGACCCTAAAAAAGATGACCCATTAGGCACTAAAAAAATGTCTGAAGGAGTTTCAAAATTTAAAGATAGTCTAGGTGCAACTGATTTAGCTATTGAAAATCTAACAATAAACACAATGAAAAAGTTTGAAGATACTTTAATTGAAGGTCTTAAGAATGGTAAATTAGCATTTCAAGATTTTGCAAATTATGCAATAGAGCAAATGTTAAGGATAGCTTTACAAGAAGCAATAATAGCACCCATGACTGGTGGTGTAGAATCTTTCTTTAAGGGAATATTTGGCAAAAAAGCATTAGGTGGTGCAGTAAACGCAGGTAAACCTTACATGGTAGGTGAATCAGGTAGAGAATTATTTATACCAAATCAAGGTGGACAAATTGTAAGCAATCAAGATTTAAAAGGTATTAATTCAACACAAACAGCACCAGTAGTAAACTTCAACATATCAACAGTTGATGCTGCTGGATTTGACCAGTTATTAGCATCAAGAAAAGGACTTATAACATCAATTATTAACAATGCCATGAATACTCAAGGCAAAATGGGGGTCGTATAATGTCAGGACAATTTCCAACAGACCCAAACTTTAAGTCATTAGTATTCACAGACAATAGACCTATATTATTAAACCAAACACTATCAGGTAAAAAATCCGCAAGACAAATAGGTGCACAATACTTTTCTTTTACAGTACAAATGCCACCAGTTGACCAATTAAAAGCACAGGAAATATTTGCATTTTTATCTAAACAAAAAGGTGGTTTTGAAAACTTTACTATTGCAGCACCACTAAACAACAAAGGTGTAAGCCATAGTGAAACTGATATTCTTGTTAATGGTGCAACATCAGCAGGTGCAAGTGCTGTACCTATGGATGGTTTTTCGCATACTAACCATGCATTAAGAGCAGGTGACTTGATTAAATTTGCAGGTCATTCAAAGGTTTATATGGTGCAGGATGAAGTAACTGCATCAGGTGGTAGTGCTACAGCAAACATACAACCAAACTTAGTTGCTAATGTTGCTGATGATGAAGCTGTTACAACTAACAAACCACTTTTTAATGTTTATCTTGCAAATGATGAAATTAGATACACCACAGACATAAGTGGTTTCTACAACATTTCTTTTGATGTAAGAGAGGTCATTGAGTAATGCCAAGAAGTTTATCAACAGCATTACAAACTCAAGTATCTGCTCAACAAACCAAAACAGCTTTTCTTGTAGAACTAAATTTATCTACTGTTATAAGACTAACTGACTTTTATAGAGACGTTACTTATGATTCTAATTCTTATGAAGCTGGTGGTTCTTTTCTAGCGGTTGATACAACTACTGAAACAGGGCAACTACAAGTCAATGACATAAACTTATCTTTTTCTAATGTTACTAATCAAGTAAGACAGCTTGTAAGAACTGGTGCTTTTACTGATAAGGTTGTTAATGTTTATGTAGCTTACTTTGATGTTAATGAAGATATTGTAGGTGCTATAAATTACTTTACTGGTCAAATTAAAAACGTAAATATCACAGAGAATATAGATAGCGGTGTTTTAAATATTAGCGTTGCTTCTCATTGGGCAAACTGGAATTTAACAAAAGGCAGACATTATTCAGATGAATCACAACAATCAGTATATTCAGGTGATAGAGGTTTAGAATATGCTACACAAACTAAATCAGATGTAAGGTGGGGTAGTTAATGGTTCTTGGTGCTATTCTAGGATTTTTTGCTGGTATAGGTGTTGGAACTGGTGCTGTAGCTGTAATTACAGGTGCTCTAACACTTGCTACTTTTGCTGTAGGAGTTAAAGGCTACTTACAAATGAGAGATATGTTAGCTAAAGGTCAAGACATTATGGCTAACAAGACTGCTGCAGGTGGCAAGATACCAGTTATCTATGGAACTAGAAGAGTAGGTGCACAAGTAGTTTACATGGATACTAAGTTTAATAGGTCAAAAGACTTGTTTGTAGTCTATGCATTAGCTGTGGGTGAATGTGAAGAAATACTAGGTAGAACTATAGAGATAGATGGCAATAGTATTTTAGATGGCAATATCTACAAAGGCGGTGGATATGTAGGCTCAGACAAAATATCATCAGGTAATGGCTCTTTAAACACCGCATCTCAAGTTGGTGATGTCCAATACTCAAACCCATTTGCATTAGGAACTGACCCGACACTTAGATATTCCTTTGTATTTAATTTGCATCATGGTGCATCAAGTCAAACAGCAGACCCTATGCTTAGAGCATCTATTCCTGAAGCATGGTCAACTAATCACAAGCTAAATGGTATTTGTTACATAGCTGCTGCGTTTGATTACGATAAAAGAGGAATGTATAAAGGTGTTCCACAAATTACAGTACAAGTTAAAGGTAAAAAAGTTTATGACCCTAGAAGTGATACAACCGCATGGTCTAGTAATGCTGCATTATGCTTTTTAGATTACATACAAAATGATGAGTATGGTAAAGGTTTAGCAACAGCAGATATAAACATGACAACATTTGAAACTGCTGCTGATAAATGTGACGTACTACAAAATCAACCCTTCTATGGAAGCAGTTATCAGAACGTGACTTGGAGTGGTACTTCAGGCACTAATAGAATAAGAATTAATACTTACAATGATGCTTTTCAAAATAAAACTGATGAAGTTATTACTATAAAAGACTCAAGTGGTTCAACTGTATTAGCATCTCAAAATATTAATGCATGGCGAACAGATGAATTCTTTGATGAATCAAGAGTAAATGAAATTATTATAGATGATGATTTGGGTGATGATTACACAGATGAATCAGGCTCTATATTTACCCAAGTCAAAAGATTTCATTGCAATGGTTATGTAGATACTAATAAGAATGTCATGGATAATGCAAAAGAGCTTCTTGCAAACATGAGAGGTATCTTTACTTATATAAATGGCAAGTATGAGTTACAAATAGAAGATACAGGTTCTTCTACATTTAGCATTACAGATGACCACATCATAGCTGATTCAGGCATATCTATTGACTATGGTAGTAAAGACAAAAAAGCAAACAAAGTTATTGTTGAGTTTTTTAATGCTAATTTAAAATATGAATTAGATACAGTCACAGAATTACATGATGCTTCACCTAATTACTATTCAGATGATGGTGAAATTTTAGAAATAAAAGCAGAGTTTCCATATATCACAGACCCTTACATTGCATCTAATATGGCAAAAGCTATTTTGCAAAGAAGTAGAAAGCAAACAACAATACAGTTTTTAGGAACACCTGAAATGTATAAGTTAAATATAGGTGATATTGTTGACATTACTTATTCAGGTTTAGACTTATCCACAGCTAATTCAAACAATGTATTTAGAATTGAAGCATTAGAACTGCAACCAAATGGTCTTGTTTCAGTTAGTGCAATAGAGTATTTTGACATCTATTCTTGGGAAGTACCAACTATAGAAACAACAGCAGACCCAGTAAACTTACCAACTGCAGGTGCATTAAAAGCACCGCAAAATGTTGTTTTTACTGATACAGATGCATCAGCTATAAATAGACCCACCTTAACTTGGGATGAGCCAACTGATTTTCCAGTAAAAGAATTTAGAGTAGATATAACTGATAGCTCAAGTAATGCAGTTATAAGTAAAGTAGTAGATACTAACTCTGCTGATTTATCCTTTATCCCAAAAGGTAGTAATTATAATTATTCTATAACCTCTATTAATGGCTTAGGAGTTGAATCTAATGCAACAACAAGCACATTTACCATTGCAGATGACCCAGTTAAAACAACTGAAGTAGAAATGAATGGAGTTACCATGTCAACAGTTGAAACCTATGGAACTGTATCAGGCAAAACAGGTAACTTTGTTAATTTTACAAACAAGGTTAATTTTACTAATGAGGTTGAGTTTCAAGATGGATTTATTGTAGATGCTGGTAGCGTTAATTTTTTTGACCCAGTAACTTTTGGTGATGGTTTTGTTGGTCAGGGTATTTTTGATATTGGTCAAGGTGCAATAGAATTTAGCTCTTACACACCTTCAACAACAACTGATAGATTATATAGAGTAGGCAATGCCTTACATTATAGCGGTGAAGAGTTAGGCAGAGTATCTAATGGCACACCAGCATCAGCTACCGCTACTGGCACAACAGGTGAAATACAATGGGATGCAAACTATATCTATGTATGCATCGCAACAAACACAT